TGTAATTATTATTTTACTATAATATAAGTATATTGGGTGCTACTAGGTTGAGTACAACGGATAGCTTAATGAGAGGCAAAACACTTGCATACCGACCTCTCGCCCTACAACTATAGAAAGGAAGAATATGTCAGATCTTTATGAATTTGAAGCCAAGTACGAAGTCCATTCCTGCTGGGAACTAGACTTCGATATCAACGATGTTTATGCATGGTGGGTAAAATACGATACGTTGCATGTTATCCATGAAAAAGACAGTGATACTAGAATGTATACTCCAACATATTCAGGTCGAACAAATGATCTTAAACATGCTGTATGTTATTATCAAAATGCAGCCTCTGTCGAAGAAAAAACTTTATTTTCAACAGTGGAGGGTTAAATGTCTTTAGACTTAGTATATAAAAAGTCATTGGGGCGATCTTATCGTATCGTTAGCAATGCTTTAGAACAGTTAGTGTCTTACGATTGGTCAGCTATAGACCAGTCGGATAAGATGACATTCTCAGGGATTGAATCAAACGAGCCAAGGAAGTTAGAGCATGGCTTCCAAACTAGTATTATCGACGGCAACCATTTAGAAGTATACCTTGCTGATGGAACCATACATCAGTTTGAGTTAAAGCTAGTTAATACACTTACAGATGATTCTATTGGACAATTCCAAGAACTATTGGAGCAGGAGGTAATACAGGATCCATATTCAAGAGATGGGAGGGAAGGATAATGCCTAAATACAAAGTAATCGTAAGTCACCTTGAGTCACAAGAGTGGTCAACAGAAGCTTCAAACGAAGAAGAAGCTAGAGATAATTGGGGTAATGGAGAGTTTGAAGGTGCTTCTTCAATAAGCCATGAAATTGTATCTGTGGAGGAAAGTGATGACTAAATATATTGTAAAAACTTATGCACTCTGTGAATTTGAATACCTTGTAGATGTAGACGAGGGTTGTTCCTCCGATACAGCTGAAGAAATGGTTTGGGAAGATGGGATTGCCTTAAATGGTGGTGAGCCTATATCAGTATCGAACGAAGAAGTAGAACAGGGTGCAACAGTATTATATCAAGATGGCGATGAAGAAAGTGCTATTCAAGGATATACTGGACTTGTAGATGCTATACAAAAGTGGCACACAGATCGTAACTTAATCGAAGGTAGTTCAGATAAAGACCAGATTGTAAAGCTAGTTGAAGAGTTTGGCGAACTATCTAGGTCTATTATCCGTACTCCAAAAGCAACAGAAAAGTGGCTCAACGAAAACGGCTACCCTGTATCACGAGACAATCTCCGTGATTCGATTGGTGATATGATCGTTGTCCTTATTAATATAGCTATGCGAAACGATTTATCTTTATACGAATGTATGAAGAAAGCATACGATGAAATCAAAGATCGTAAAGGTAAAATGGTTGGTGGTTCTTTTATAAAGGAGGAAGATAAAGAATGAAAGATTTTTCGTGTTGCTCTGAATGTGGGGAAAAACTAAAGCAGGTAAACCACCAACGAACAAGACCAAAGCTGTGTGCTTCGTGTCGAGGTGATAAAGTTGGTGGTAACAGCGAGATACGACAAATGTTTTTAGAAATGCAAAAGAACCCTCCACCTGAGTCTGCATATGAAGGAACATTTGAAGATGACCCAAGGGCTTTAAAAGAAATAGAGTATGGTCGAGTTGTAAAAAACCCAACAGAGATACATGGGGGTGAAACTTCTTTAGCTGAAATAATGATGCCGACTAGCACTTATAAACATAAAAAAGGATCAGCACGAGATGGATTTCGGTATACAAGAGAGGAATCAAAATGAAGTGCTGGCATTGTAATACGGAACTTATATGGGGAGGTGATCACGATTTAGAAGAGGAAGATTACGAAGACTTTTCTATGTCTACTAATCTTAGCTGTCCAAAATGTGGCTCTCACGTAGATGTTTATTTACCAAGGGGAAAGGAAAATGAAATGGAAGAATCTGTAAAAAACGCATGGCTTGTAGAGGTATATAGCCCCCAAGATGAGGAATGGGGTTTAGTAAGAGCCTATCCCTCTACAAAGTTGATAACTATAAATAGTGCAATGATGCACCTAGACCAACAAGAAGATATAAATGAAGCAAGGGCTTGTTTACATTATACACAGTTAAGTAAAAGAGATACATTTGCAGAGTATCGTTGGCGGTTTGGCTTTTTTAATGGGTATAGTCATAACATGTCTCAAAAAGAATGGAACTATAAAATTATCTACGATCCAATTAGTCAAAAAACTGAGGAGGACAGCTAATGAAGATAGACCGTTCATCATATTATCGTATCAGAGTAACTAGTAAAGGAAGTAATGGTTCATCCTATATTGGTTCATTCAAAACAAAAGAAGAAGCCCAAAAGAGAATAAAGTTTTTACCAGAACACCAGCAAAAAGATGGTCTTTATTCAGTCAGGGTAGAGCATATGGAAGGCATGCTCTCCTACAGTTTTAGCGATTAAAAACATTACTTTGTAATTTTATTGCCCTTTTTTGTACCTTATACTTTAGTAAAGTTAAATTAAAGAAAGGTAGAATATGTCGAATATATGTAGAGCCTGTAACGAAGCTGAGGTAAGTAAACCTCGTCTTCTTTTGGGTTATAAAATTTGTCTAAAATGTGGGGAAAAAGATGCACGTCAGGTTGTGCATACAATAGTTCCTATGCATAAGTCAAATTATGTAGTAATATCAAACTATGACGAGTTAGTCAGCATCAATACAAAGGGAGGGTAGCGATGGCTTGGAAACAACTTGAAGAAGGTCATGGGTTCGGATATATGGAATATTGGGATCCTGAAGATTGGGCACATCCTGAACATCCTAAAGAAATTTTCCCAGACGGTGAAGAGATGTCAGAAGAAGCATCTGCTGGACTTATGAACGCTCCATGGTATGGAGGTAATCGTTTTGAGGTTTATCAGTTTAACCATAAAGCACGATGTTTAGAAGAGGGTGATATCTTATATACTTATGTCATTCACCATAAAAATGAAACATGGAACTTTTTCAGATATAGATCGGAGGTATAAATGAAGCATACGTGGAAGATAACATATCCTGATGGAGAAATCGAGTTTTGGCACGATGCCATCAGCGATGTTGTGCCAGAACTGGCTCGCCTACAAAAAATTCATAATGGGGGTGTTAGTATCGATTTACATCATACTCAAATAGTAGAGGATTTGGAGGATAGTGATGGCAAAGTTACGAAACATTGACGTCTACCATAACCTTACGGTTAATGCACCAAAAGGATCTTATGAGTGGACTAAGAAATTAGGGCAACAACATATTTGCCTGAACACACCACAGTTAAAGCAAACAACTTTATGTGGTAAACCAATGCTGGGTAATAATTATGCCGATATTATTCCACCAGCATACAAAACACAATGTTTAGAGTGTCAAAAACTTCTTTATCATTTCAATAAAGATAGGGCATAAAAAACAAAATATAAGGCAATACTTTGTACTAGTAATGATATTTATTGCCTTATATACTATATCTAACTTAAATAGTAACTAATAGACAGAAAGGAAGAATTATGTCTCATAACGTAGAAACAATGGCTTGGGCAAATGCAAAGCCTTGGCACGGTCTAGGCACAGAAGTGTCAGACGATCTAACTCCAATCCAAATGCAAAAAGCTGCACAGCTTGATTGGACCGTAAGTAAGCGACCAGCTTACACTATCAACGAACCAGAGTGGTCTGAACAGTGTGGCTTAATACAAGCCGAAGGTCATCACTTTATCGTAAGAGATAGCGATAACTCAGTTTTATCTCAATGTGGTAACACTTACGTTCCTATCCAAAACAAAGATATCTTCGACTTCTTTGTGAAGTTTACCCAAGCAGGTCACATGAAAATGGAGACTGCTGGATCTTTACGAGACGGTAAAGAAATCTGGGGTTTAGCCAAACTTGCCGACGACTTCGAGTTAGCAGGTGGCGACGAGGTCAAAGGTTATCTTCTCATCAACCAACCTCATGCTGCAGGTAAAGCAATGACAATCAAGTTTACACCGATCCGAGTTGTCTGCAACAATACTCTTACTATGGCATTACAAGGCGAAGGCACTGCACTTCGTATGCCACATGTCAAAGAGTTCGATGCTGATGTTCGTGCAGCAGCAGAAGAAGCACTTGGTCTTAGTAGTCAAGCAATATCCGACTTCAAAGAAAAAGCCGACTTCCTCGCTTCACGTCAGTTCAAGCAAGAGTCCGTACTCAACTACATCGCAGAACTTTATCAACCACAAATACTCGTGGACAAAGCCAAAGCGATTACCGACGAAGAGTTCGTTATGCAGGAGAAGTTCAATGCTACTGCTACTCAAGTTCTTCAAAACATCGACCTAAGTCCAGGAGCAACAATGAAATCTGCCAAAGGTACATGGTGGGGTGCATTGAATGGAGTGACGTATCTCGAAGACCACCAGCGAAGAGCAACTGCTGTCGGGAACGCACTTCATTCATCATGGTTTGGTGCAGGGGCTAACAGGAAAGCCAAAGCATTAGACAAAGCTATCGAGTATGCAAATGCTTAACGATCATTCGTTTATGGAGTATGTCCAGTTCTTTCTGGACATCTTCATTCTGGTGGCGACCTAAGAGTCCTTCATCATCATATCTTTCTTACTTTCACCCCATGGCTTTTTGCCGTGGGGTTTTTCTTTGCATGGCTGTATTGTTTGACAGACTCGTTTCGTGTTACAAGAACAATAGAGTCAGTCAACCAAGGCATAAAAAACAGTATTTTGTAGTATAAATCGCCTTTTTCCCTTTATATACTATACTTACGTTAAATTTTAGAAAGGTAGAAAGAAATGAAGAAACTTACAGAAAATACAGTAGTTAGCGAATACTTCAAGGTTTGCGTTTTTATTCCAGCAAAGCCAAAAGCTAGAGAAGTACAGTTTTCTACAATCTTCGATAACTTTAAGAAAGCTGCGATTGCCTGCGATAAATGGTCAGAGGCTCTAGCAAAATACGACCCTGCGAAATATACATTTTGTGTGAAGGAGATCAAGTAATGATAAATTATACAGAGTTAGCAAAAGCACTTTTAATCAATAATGCATCAAGTGATGATGTAGAAAGTGTAGTAAGCCACCTCAGTCGCAGGACTCCAAATTTTAAAGAATGGAGACTATACCATGCTATTGAAACCCACCCTCTATCACTAGATGATGAGGGCAACATTACTAATGCAAACTAAGGAGGTCAAGTAATGAATATTCAAGAACAAGAAGAGCGTGATTTTATTTTTGCATCACGTCAAGACTGGGATCGAGCTGAAGCCAGAGAAATCGGTTCCCAAAATTCTGATAGACCTTATATCAATACAGGTAACGATGTTTGGCACGTTAATCCATTTTGGGGTAAATATGATAAGTTTGGTAATCCTTTGCGAAAAGAAGCCCCTCATTCTCGTATTCGTCACCCAGAAGATTGTGATGATGAGGAAAATATATAATGTATGCACTTTATGCACACCGTGAGGGAATGACTAATATCTTTATCAGGACATTCCCTCGTCTTGATATGATGGGTTCGTCTACTATCGAAATGGGTTCTGGTTCGTATAGCGATGAATTCCATTCCTTCCCTGAAGCCTATGAACCATTCGCCCTTAATCTTAGAACTGGGGAACTACTATGGTTTCCTGATGAATGGGAATCTGTTGGAGAAGACCTTCGTCAAGCGTTCTTTTCTAGCTTCTCCTGTTTCGACTAACTATCTATATATTGGGGCGAAATGCCCCAATGTTCTTTTTAAACACTTTGCTTGTCTGAATGTAGTAAAGTACTGTCATAATGTCATAATCTCATAATATCTTCTGTAATGCTCTGTAGACCTTGAATCATGGTTATGATATTTATTTTTACAATATCATATATGTAATGATAGATAAAGGGTCGGGAGAATCATTTTTCATTTTTGTAAATAAAACTCACTGTATATTGTTATTGCGTAGGGTTAGATTTGGTGTTATGCTTCATGTGAAAGTAAGAAAAGGAGAATTGTATGAAAGACCTTGAGTATACTCCGCTTTTGCCTAGTGAGTGTGGCAATTACTGGATTACGCCAGACGGTAAGAGACATCGTCCACTACTCCCAAAGCACAAAAAGTTCAGTAGGCTGTATGTTGAAGGAATGTCTGCTGCCGCAGCAGCACGAAAGTCAGGCTTTACGAAAAGCATGATTGGCTCAAAAGTCCAGGGTTCTGCAATGTTGAGGACAAACCCACTTGTAGCAAACTTCATTATAGAACTTTTGGATAAGCAGAGAGAACGAGCAGATGTTTCGGTTGACTCGCATCTAACAGAATTATCCCATTTGCGTGACGAAGCCAAGGATACAGGGCAAATTGCTGCAGCCATCTCAGCCGAGGTGAATCGTGGCAAGGTCGCAGGGCTTTATATTGATCGCAAAGAGGTCATGGTCTCAAAGGTTGAAACAATGAGTTCCGAAGACCTAATATCCAGGATACAACAATTAGTTGACGGTAGCAACATGAAAGTAGTGAACCATGTACCAGACAGAGAAGACATTATATCAAGCAATGAAGAAAAACTTACCGAGGGTTCATTGGCAAAGAGTTGAGACTGGAGCAATATCAACAGGTGTTCCTGACGTCAATGGCTGTTGGCAAGGGTCAGAGTTTTGGGTTGAACTCAAGATAGGAGTCATTCAATCAGTCAAGTTATCACCTCAGCAATGTGCATGGCACATGAGGCGTGCTTCATCAGGTGGAGTAAGTTGGGTATTTGCAAGCGACCCATCATCACGCAAACTTTGGATGGTCTCAGGCAATCAATCAATCAACCT